TTTATTAATGAAGATAAAGAAATCAAACTATCAGAAGCGATTTCTAAACCTACACCTAAAAAGGTAGTCAAGAAACAACCTAAAAAACAATACACAAAAAACAAAGTGTTAAATGAAGTATTGAACAATACAAAACCATTGGGTTCATCACAAACAGATGAATATCCTACATTAGGAGGTGGAGTATTAGGAAGTGATAATATGGCAGATGTGTTGGGTTATGGAGATTTAGGTATGGGACAGAATAAAGAAAGAGCGAGAGAAATGGGAGCAGTTGACACAATCAAGAAATCAGGTGTTTCAGTAGATGCAGTTCCTGAAGAAGTTCAAAATGCATTAACTCGTGATTACTCTGGTTTGATGAAAGCAATTAGTAAAAAGAAATCAGGTGAGGGTGGTTTCAGACCATAAAGGTAAACAATGGCAAGAAGTGTAAGAGAAATAGATAGAAACGAAGATAAGAATGTTGGAATAGGATTTCCAATGGACTATACCGATACTCAAGGGTTCTTTCGTAAAACGAAGACAGTATTAGAACAGTCAAGACACAACCTAAGAAACTTATTATTGACAACACCAGGAGAAAGGATTATGCAACCAGACTTTGGTAGTCAATTAAAAAGTATAGTGTTTGAACAAGGTGAAAATATTCCAGATAGAGTAGAAGAAGCAATAAATGAATCGGTTAGTAGATTCTTATCTTACATCAACATTAATGGTGTTTTCACAACTCAAGATGGAAATCAACTAAATGTTCAGGTAGAATATTCAGTACCACTTAATCCAGACACAATTGAAATATTAAACTTTGACTTTAGAATTGGAGAATAAAAATGTCAGACTTTGGGACAAATAAAAAAATAGTAAAAAAAGAAGTAAATTATCTCGGTAGAGACTTTACAGATATTAGAGAAAACTTAATAGAGTTTGCGAAAAACTATTTCCCAAACCAATACAATGATTTCAACGAAGCATCACCAGGTATGATGTTTGTTGAAATGGCATCTTATGTAGGTGATGTATTAAATTATTATGTAGATAATCAATTTAGAGAAACACTTTTACAATTTGCTGAAGAAAGGAAAAATGTATTAGCGATTGCACAATCATATGGTTATACACCAAAGTTGGCAACTCCCGCTACCGTAGAATTAACATTTAGTGTTGAAGTACCATCAAAAGATATGGGTGGTAATGTATTTCAACCAGACTTAGATTACGCTGGAGTTTTAAGTGGTGGGACAACTGTTGAATCTTCTAATGGAACTACATTTACTTTATTAGATGACATTAACTTTAAAGTATCAGGTTCATTAGATACGATGGGTGTTGAAATATTACAACCATCTTCTGGAACAAATCCTACGAATTACAGACTTACTAAAAAAGGATTAGCCGTTTCTGGTAAAAGAGAATCAGAATCATTTTCATTTACTAGTGCTAAAGAGTTTGATAAAATAGTTTTATCTAATGATAAGATTACAGAAATTATATCAGTAACGGATAGTGATGGAAATACTTGGTATCAAGTTCCATTCTTAGCTCAAGATACTGTATTTGATTCTATGGAAAATACAAGTCTTAATGACCCGAGCTTATCATCATATCAAAACGATACACCTTATTAGATTTGGTTCAGGTATTAGTGATAATGCAGATGAAGAAATAATACCAAATCCAGATAATGTGGGTTCAAGATTAGGACAAGGTGTATCCAAATTAGATGAGTCATTTGACCCGACTAATTTTATGAAAACAGAAACATTTGGATTAGCACCAAGTAATACTACATTGACGGTAGTTTATAGTCACGGTGGTACAATAGACCATAATGTTAGTTCAAGAACTATCAATTCATTTTCAAGAAAGTCTTACACGATATCAACTGAAAATTTAAACGCTACCTTAAGAGCTGTATCAGAGACTTCATTATCAGTAACTAATGAATCACCAGCAACAGGTGGTTCTTCTATGGAAACTATATCTCAAATAAGAGAAAACGCTGCAGCATACTTTAATGCACAGAACAGAGCCGTAACCAGAGCAGACTACATTACAAGAGTTTATTCATTACCACAGAAGTATGGTAATATATCAAAAGCGTTTGTTGTTCAAGATGAACAATTAGAAGAGTCTGGTCAATTACAAGTTATTGATGGAATAGCACAAAGAGTCAACAGAAACGCTGATAATATAAATCCATTTGCTTTAAATATGTATTTGTTAGGATATGACTCGAATAAAAAATTAACAAGACTCAATAGAGCTGTGAAAGAAAATTTAAAAATTTACTTATCACAATATAGAGTATTGACAGATGCTATCAATCTTAAAGATGCTTACATTATTAATATTGGAGTAAAGTTTAATATTATTGTCAAAAGAGGATTCAATAAAAATGATGTATTGTTTAGAGCAATACAAAAGGTAAGACAATTTTTCTCTACTGATAAATGGCAAATTAATCAACCAATAGTATTAAGTGATTAGCATATCAGATTTCATTAGTGGATGGGGTGGTATCATTGGTTCCACCAGAAACCAATAATCCAAACAAAGATTTAATATTGATTGAGAATAAATCAAAGGTTGTGAATGGGTATAGTGGTAATTCTTATGATATAGATTCCGCATCAAAAGACGGAGTTATATATCCTTCATTAGACCCAAGTATATTTGAACTTAAATTCCCCGATAGTGATATTGAGGGAAGAGTAGTGGGAGATAGATAATGCATTATTTTGAATTTGGAAAAAGAGACACAACAATTTATTCAGGTGGAACAACCAGCTCTATTAACACAGGTTTAGATGAAATATTAGAAATTAATAAAGTTGTTAGTGATAATGGAAATGTCCAAAATGTATCAAGAGTATTGATTGACTTTGACTTATCTTATATATCACAATCTATAATTGACGGAAAGATTCCTTCTTCACAATCAATACAAGACGGAAAGGTTCCTTCTACTACAAAATATTATTTAAATTTATTTGATGCAACTTCAGAAGAAGTTGAAGCAGAACAAAGTATTTTTGTATATATGATTAGTGGTAGTTGGAAACAAGGAACAGGTAAACTTGACCACACACCAGTTACGAGAGACGGAGCTAGTTATCGTTATCGTGATGAAGAACAATCAACACCTTGGGTTACAGGTTCAGTATTGACAGACGGGGGTTCTTGGTTTACTTCACAAACTGGTCAATATAAAGTTAGTTCATCTTATGATTTAACTTTTGACAAAAAAGATATTAGAGCAGATGTCACGGACTTAGTTAATAACTTTGTTTATTCATCATCAGTTTATCCAAACAACGGATTTATTATAAAGAGACAATCCATTACACCAACAGATTCTACATTCTCATACAATTCAGGTAGTGACACTACAAAAGATGAAGCTAGTTCAGATAGGTTAGGAAATTTAAAATACTTCGGTAGAGAAACACATACAATCTATCCACCTAAATTAGAAGCAGTGTGGGACGATTCAAGTTGGTCAACAGGAAGTTTATCAGGATTGGGTTCAACAGATTTAGAAAGTCTAAAAGTTTATTTTAAAAATTTAAGAACCGAATATAAAGAAAACTCAATTGTTAAATTTAGATTAGTTGGTAGAGAGTTATATCCTACTACTACATTTGGTACATCACCAGCAGAACTTAGTGTAAAATATTTACCAAGTGGTTCTATATATTATGAAGTAAGAGATGCTGATACCGAGGAAGTAATTATACCATTTGGTAGTGGTTCAAAAGTTAGTTGTGATTCCACAGGTAATTTTTTCAGAGTTCAAATGAACGGATTCCAAGCAGAAAGAAATTATCGTTTTTGTGTTAAGGTCGTTAGTGGTAGTGGAACAACTGATGAACAAATTAATTTCTAAGATCGGAAGAGCACACGTCTGAACTCCAGTCACTGACCAATCTCGTATGCCGTCTTCTGCTTCAGTCTTTCATAGATGACATTACTAAGAAGTCGGAAATATCAGGTTCAGTAAACACCAATGTTACACCAAGAGATGAAAATGGTAACTTAGTATCATTTGAAAGTAATGTACCAGGAGTTGCACTTGAAGAGAAATTTCAAGAGGTGAGATTACCAAACACACAATATTTTTTTAACGGAACCTTAGACTCAGAGTTTACATATTATGGTCAACCACAAGACCTTGATGATGATTCGGATGATGATGATACTGGTGAAGGAGATTCAGTTAATGATGAAGTTGTAGAAAGAATTCTTACCAATAGAGATTATCTTGTTGAAGTTGTTAGTGAGATATATGGTGAAGAATTAGACGAGTCTACATCAACAGCAAAATTAAATGCTAAACTACAAGAGTTTTTTTTAAGTGAAAGAAAAAGATATATGTTTGTTAGAACAAACGAATTAAATAAAAATGCCGAAGGTTGGGAAGAGTTTAGATTAAATAAAAAAAGAAATGTCCGAGGCATCAGTAGGAAAAGATTTAAAGAAATTAAAAAAGATTTAAAGAAATTAAGATATGATGAAATCATTGAAGACCATTTGTACAGAACACTAAAAGGTCAAGAAGTTTGGTTAAAACTTGGATTTCCATATGTTATAGATAAAAACATAAAGAGTTAAGATGGCAAAAGAATACGGATTATCACAAAAAGAAAGAGACACATTTTCATCACCGACTCGTATATATAGTAGTTTTGGTAGAGATACCACTAACGACTTTTTGATGTTACACGTTTACGACACAGGTGGTAATTTGTTAGTCAATAAAGTTTTAGCTTTAGATGAAGTTGACTTTGTTGATGAAGGAAATCATATCGATATTAATGTTGGTCAACACTTAAGAGATTTAGGATTTCGTGATGGTGAATATGATGTAACTTATAAATTTTTAAGAAGACTAGCAGGTAGAGAACGACCAATATATGTTGATTCAAATGGTATAGTTTACACCGGAGAAGTTAAGCGAATCGTTGATGAAGGTAAACCAAGATTCTATAAATCAAAAGGAGATAATACCAATAGTGCAAATTTAGAAGAACTTTTTGTTAGAGAACAGAAATACAACATCACGGACATTGCACCAGATAGAGATGAGTTTATATTAGAACTTGACAATATGATATCATACGAACCATACAGAAATGAGTTTGTTGAAATGGGTGAAACGATTCAATATTCACCAACA